TGCTCTGATACTATCTCTCGACAGGATCGACAGGACTGTTGTAATAGAGGGCAACTTTCCTTCTGGTGTGACATAGTGTCGGTTTCCGTCAACTGTTTCAGTTTCCAACTCTTCCAGTACAAAGTTCTTGTGGTTAAACACGTCCTGCACCAGTGTCGTTAGATTTATTTCCTTTTAGGAGTCCGTGTTTTTTTGCGACTTGTTCGACTTTAGATCTGGTTGTTGATTTGCCTGTTGTCCGTTCTGCGAGAGCACTTTGCGGGTGCGCTTCCGCGATGCGCGCAAGATTTTCTTTCCAACCGTTGTCATTTTTGATCCCTCCCGATCCACGCACCATAGAAGGTGCTCCAATAATCTGTTTAATATGCGGATTCTCTTTTAAGTACTCTTCTCTTTTTGAGATAGAAAGTTGCATACTAAACCTTGTACCAGTATCACTGTCTTCAAAATCATACATTGGCATAACTAAACCACTCCGGTATATTTCTATTTGTCCACTTGCAAAAACTTGCTTTCTCTCTTATATAGTATCGACGATATGCATCAATTGTATCGAGCATCTTGCAAGTAAAAGGCATTGCTTGCGGGGGTTCTGTCATAATACCGACAGGGATATTGTTGGGTGCAGTGGTGAGTTTGCCGTACAGTTTACGTGCAGTTTCGTGTACACGTCCGTAACGGTGCTCATACTCCTCACAGAGACGCAAAAACAATTGATTCAACCATAGGTAGTTGCCATGATTCTGACGCAACCAGATGTTGTCTGGGTGATTGATGTGTGATGCTTTGTACAGCAATTGCTCACGATCATCAGGCAACTTCCATCGTTTGATACGACGACCAGATGAGTCATCAATATATTCTGTGCCGTCAAGTACACGGTGTGCAGTCGATAGCAACTGTGCATACTCGATGATCATTTTGACTACGTGTTTGTCGCAGTGCATCTCTGCACATACTTTAGGATCTTTATCTAAGTAAAATACGTTCATACGAAATAATCTACCATCTGTGATGTATTAACTACAGTCTTTAGACTACCACTTCTGTCATAGGTTGTCAACACTATGTCGTCAATTATTTGTTTATCATTGAACACTCGATAAAATTTATATGAGTTCACTTCCGTTCTAGGAACAGGATCGTATCGAGTGTTGACTCTTGCAGCCTCATAAATTGGAGGAAATAGATCGGACATGATCAGATACCCACTTCTTCTGTAATGTTTTGTACTCAGCACGATACAACCGTTTTAACCACCATTTATGTTTTGCAATATACTCAGGATACTCCAAGCACTCATGATTGTACCCCTTGCTTCTCATAAATTCGCAAGTCTCTTCTTGATACTGTTGCCATTTCTCATAACAATAATTCCGAAACATCATGATAAAATTTCATCCTCCTTGTGGATCACTGCCGGGATAAACATATTCTTTCACTTCTTGGGGATACAATCTATAATACTGAAAACTCTCTTCTGGATACCCTTGTTCGACTACCCACTTTGCCAAATCAAAATTTGGATGAACATAGAGATCATACTCTTTGCCACCACACATCACTGCTTCTTCTGGTAATGCCTTCGGGAAACCATATGCCCAACCTGCGGGGGTTGGGTCAATCATTAACTGATACTTTTCACCCATAGTGTTACTGCCTCAACCATCATTACTTTCTACTTCATCATAGTGCAGACCATCGTTGCCGTTCTGACCAATGATATCCATGCGTTCGTTATTCTCTTCCCACGTTATTTCTTCCTTTGCAATCTTTTCACGTTCACTATGACCGATAGGAGTGATTACGTTCTTGATAATCACATCATCACTCCATGCACTACCAAACGCAGGTTCGTCTTTACGGTACTGTGCGATTGCTTCTTCAAGTGTGACTTCACGGGTTGACACGATTACCTCATCAAGATGATGTTGTGTAAATTCTTTTGCGTCTTCACACACTACCGTATCAGACGCATATATTTCTGGAGTGCAGTTTTCCAAATCGTCTGGCACTTCCACACAATACCGCATACGAAACATCGATACGGTATCGACCATTACATACTTACTCATTGTCATCCTCACTCTTTACCATCATCCATAAGATGAACAAACAACAAATTAATCCTGCTACAAATTCCAAACTACCACTCCACACACGTTGCTCTGTAAGCACTGCCTAACTCTTCAACCAATGCTTTCTTATATCTATGACATTCACTCCAAGAATCATACACCCCCTGTTCATATGCGACAAGTTCTCCGTTACTGGTCAGTACCACTAGGATCAGAATCCACATCTTTATAGTCCTCATAAACCAGACGTAGATTTTGACATAACGTCTGCTTTTCTAAACGATCAATACTATCTAGGTATGGATCGAATTTTCTTTCGGGTGCGTATAAATTGTCATCCATTCTATCATACAATTCATACAACAGTCGTTCTGTCGGTATCTTAGTAAGATCTGACATACTCTAATACTTCCTTGAAGTTGTCTGGAGATTTCTGAATACGATCAAAGAATTCTTTGCGTATTTCCGGCTTTTCGAACTTAAAAGCAAGGTTGCGAATATCGATACAATCTTTTGGTGTGATTCCTGTAATCACAGTACCATCATCACACATAACATCATCACGTGGAAACAAATTTTCTTGTGAGTCAAGAATCTTTCCTAATTGATCCCACATATGCAATTCATCGTAATCAGGATCATATTCTTTAAGATCATGCACGGGTGCTCGATATGAAATGTCGACAGTAGGATCACCCATTGCCGTTTTAACATTTGTATAACTCATAACATGTACTCCACGGAAATCACTTCAAATCCTTTTTTTTCACATACTTTCATAATGTGATCTAACCTATCTTCGGTGCAAATCCATTCACTGTTTGCACCCTCTGCATTTTTATATGATATAATAATTTTCATTCAATTTCAACCCTTGATTCTTTAATGACTTTGCTAATGACAGTATCACCAACAGCAGTCACACAATGCTGTGTCTCTACAGTTTCTATCGTAAAGTAGTTATCGGGTAACTTTGGACACACTTGAACTGGACAAGATGCAGGTTTCGGAACTGGTCTGGAACCCCAATTGTATACTGTACCAAAACTAAACCCGACAACAACCATTAATAGTCCGTAGAGAAGATTCATCATAAGTTATTCAATGCCTCTTGGGATTCTGCACGGATTGCTTCGATCTCCACAGGTGTTGTTGAATCAGCAACAATAGGGCGATCACTTGGATCAATTTCTAGCAGAACGTAAGTGCGGAAACGTGAACGTTCTTTAAACACTGCTTTCTCAATTACTTTGTATGCAGAAACATCTACGTTCTTATAACCAGACCTCGATACTTTCTTGGTATCTTCGATAGTTGCACCCGCACGACTTGTGTCTGAGATGTAACTCTGAATCTCCATGGAGACTTTGTTACTCAATTTGTCACCAAGAATTAACTTTGCTTGGTGCATTGCTTTATCCATTGAGAACTGAAGATCCATAGACAATCCAGAACCCGCACCATACAAACTTATCTCAGTGTCATCCGGTAAATCCAGAAACCAAGCAGGGACTTGATCCTCCTTCTTAATCGTAACGGTATCTTCTACCACTACAGGTGCATCTACTGGTTGGACAACTTTATCCTCCATGAGTGCAACACCATCACCTTTGTCCCCAAACGAGGAACAACCACCTAGTGCAACGAGTGCACTTGCCAATAACAATTTTTTCATACTTTCACCACTGTGACTAAACGTCTTGCTTTACCAGAGTATGCAGATGCGGATACTCCAACGAATTGTGCAATCTTGTCTATTGCACTTTGCTCAGACAGTGCGGCAACCTTTGCGACGAACTGCCCATCATAATAACCTAAGTAATAATCAAACACACAAGTCTCCTTCTGGTTCTATCCAACCATACCCCCAATACATGTTGGGGCAATCTTTGTTTGAGTTTCTCAACTCAATCGCATCCTTTGGAAGTTCGACACGATAGAGTTGTCTAACATCAAGAAACTCAAGAATGCTGACTGTATGCGGTTTGTAATAAAGAACCTCTCCATCATCAAACTCGCAATACATCATTGAAATATAATCTTTAGGCAACATTACGCAACCTCCTGCATCATCTGAACTGCCAAGTTATACTCAGCATCGTTATCACAAGTGTCGATCAACTCGACACGACCATCATAGTCCATGCTAGTTTCATACGGAATGTATGCTTCCTCACCTTCACGACCAAACTCAGCACCGTCTTTCTCAACGATGATGGTGTAACCGTCAAAATAGTATTGACCGCTTGGAGTATGAATTGCACCCCTCGCAATCACTTTACCTTCGATGTAAGCACCCTTAGAACCACGGAAGTCATAACCACGAATAACCATACCAACTTCTGCAAGATTTTCATATTTCAACATAAGTATTACCTCTCTCAATCAACACACTCAGTATAGCAAACTGGACACAAATGTATAATGGTATTTTTCAATCAATATCTTAAAGACCATTAGTTACAGCAATCGTTTCAAACTTACGACGAGTCTTGCTAAACGTCAAAGGTTTCTCGTAGATTACGAAAGCATCTGGGTTGCCTTCTGGATAGTATGCAACGAGTTTGCCTGTCTTCTTATTGACGTAGTACATGTTTTCAGGATAACGGAAACCATCAACGGTTCCAGTAACTTCTTTCAATTGCTCAATCATAACTCACCCTTTGCAAAAAGATAAACGACAGCGGCAATAGTGAATGTCGCAACCAAGACTACATCGTAGTAGTTCTGTGTGTATTCCATAAAAAAACCTCTCCAATCAATATGTACATAATACCATACTGGTTAGAGAGGTCAAGGGGTTTTTGGTCTAATAGACTAAAGTCTAAGGTAAACTTCGATACTGTTCCTCTAGCATTTCGGCCGCACGACCTCTCCACATATCTCCATGCATCTCTGCTATAATGTCGTCAATTTCATCAAGAGATTTGCTAGATTCCAGTAATGTAACGATATCCTCGTCAACATCAATCGCTTTGTTTCCCATCATGCTCATAGTACATTCTCCTTTGGTCCTGATTTAATATTACCATGACTATCTGTGTGAATCAATCCTTCACGTTCAAGTTGTTCCAAGGTGAGTATAGTTGCGGTTGTAACTCCTTCTTTAAGTCCGGAGCTATAAGAAAAGTAAACTGAGGCAACGACTGTGCCTAGAAAAATAATTGCCCATTCAAATGGCATAAGAGTTCCTCTTTCGAGTTTTAACTATTTAGTTTTTTAATGAACGTGTGCGTCCCCATGTAATATACATTATCACAATCTAGATCTTTTTTCAAGGTATCTTCTGGAAAAACAAAAACAAACTGTGTATCTGAATTTTGATTTGCATACCATTCCAAATATTTTGCTCGATAGAAATTATCGTTTTGGTTTGCATGAGTTTCTGGTCCATAGTTTTCAGTGTTTTTATAGACGTTATCTGTCGACACTTCACCGTTCAATAAAAAATCAAATCCCAGACAATATAATACATTGCAATCCTTTTTAATTGCCTCCATCATTGCATTCATACCCGCGTTTGACCGACGAGTCATTGGACTATACTCTGGGGATTCGAACTGTTCATGTAATGGGGGAACAATTACCTGCCCATTACCAAACAGTCCTTCAGAGTTTCTGATCTCATTAATCATACCTTGATCTATAGATACAAGATAATCCCACTTATCAAAGTCACGGTACAGAGCATTGCACCCAAAAATTGTACCTTTGCCAACTAAATTATCTAGATCAATTAACTTTCGTGTAACACCATTACCGACGATAATTCCGACTTTGTTCACTGATTTCATTTTCTAATTCATCCCAATCTTCATTTTCAATTTGATCCATTAAATGTTTTTTGTAATTATGTCTAGATTCTTTTTTTAAAGGTCTCTTGCGAACATCATCTTCTTGTATGTACTCACGAAAAGACTTTTTGATTTTACCCATATAAGACTCTTATTACCCTTTCACCAGTTTTTAGCAATGCCGGGAAATGCTTCCGCAACTAATTTTTGTGTCAGTCCTTTATAAGGAAGTTTACGAGTTCTCATTGCCAGTAGAACTTTTGCATCATCAGGATCAATTGACTCTAACATACCAATATAAAGTGATTCTCGTTTTGCTTGAGTTAGATTACGCTGTGCAGGAGTAATTCCTTTCACAAACAAATAAAACTTACGAGACTCTTGAGCAAGACCGTATTCTTGGTCTAGACTTTTTTCCAATGGTTTGTATGAAGGATCACCTTCCGGCAACAACCATTCTACATTTGGATCATATGTATAACCTAGAACTGCTTTGAGTTCTTTACTACTATTCTCATGAAGAATACGAATCTTATCTGCTTTCTTAGTTGCATTGCCAACTTCAGTAAAGATCTCATGAAATGTTTTTTTAATTGCCATTAAAATTCACCTACACTCTCGGTCAATAGTTTTAATTTATTTTTAATAAAGTAGTTAAGTAAACCTTTGCGATCATTAACAACATAGTTGTCGTACTGATCCAGAACTTGTTTACGAATGTTATCCGGTACAAAGTCCAAGTCAACTAACTGCTCATTCCTTCTATAATTACGCAAAGTTTCACCAGAACAAAAATCCTCTGGTTGTAGATCTACCCATTGATCTAATTTCTTAGATGATAATGGTTTTTGTCTTGTCTTAGTGACAATAGTATCATCTGCTGATAAGAAGTTAGGAATACCGTCACCCCTATCACCTTTCATGATGTGCTCACGCAAGAATCGTTGTGCATCGTTGATACGTATCCATTTTTTAGTAATCGGACTAAACTGATCAACGTTAGTATATTTCTGCAACTGAGCAAAATCTTTGTCACCAGATAAGATCAAAATCTTCTCTACGTCATCATTATTTAGGTATACACCGTGCTTTGCAGTTAATACACCAATAATATCATCTGCTTCCGCATGCGCAACACGAATAACTTTATAAGGAAAATAATCTTTGAGTTCGTCACGAATCTTATGCAATGACTTAAAGATAGTACTCCAATCCAAAGCAGACTTTTCACGATCTTCTTTGCGGTGTGCTTTGTAGTATGGGAAAATTTTCTTTCTCCAGTAATCCTGATCATCACAGCAGATGACCAGTTCACCGTACTCTTTGAACTTGGTGCGATACATACGAATACTATTCAGAACCATATGTCTGACTAGATCTTCACTTATCTCACCGTTATACATCTCAATTTGTCTCATCAGGTTTGAGATCATCACCTGATTTAAGTCTAATAAAATCATGATATGTGCTCACATATAATCTATCTACTAATATATAGTCTCATAGATTATATTACAAGTCAAGCAATTTTTCCAATCCAGTTAGTAAACCTTTCCATTCTTCAGCACGTACATCCCAATTGTACATGGAATCTGCATAACCCTTTGCAACATCAAATCGATATGTGTTGTCATCATTAATATGTCTCTGTATGCTATTATCTAAAATATTTGCAAAGACATTTGCATGATGGTTCATATCTTCTGACCATTGATACATTGTAGCATACCCACCTGTCGTTTCTGGTAATGCAGCTAGATTAGGACAGATAATTTCGCACCCCGCACTCATTGCTTCAATTGCGGCAATACATGACGTTTCTTGCCAAATAGATGGGTAAGCAAAAATGTGTGCATTTTGAAGTGCGGTCCGGATA